TCAGAATCATTTGTTACTACAGATGATGTTACGGGTGATATGGAAATTTTAAACCAAGTAAAAAAAAGAGCAGAAGAATTAGGTATTGATGTAGAAGAAGTATATCCCGATTTTTATGACCACAAAGAAAATATAGAATATTTATCAGATTTAGAAAAAAGGTTTGATGAACAAGTTAGAAAAATGGAAGATTTTGTACGATAAAAATAAATAAAAAAATGAAAAGTAGATTAGAAAAAGTATATGATAAAATGCCTAATAAAAAGGTAGATTTAAAAGCACATAAAGTAGATTTATCACTTGTTGATGATATTAATAATGAATTAGATAGTTTTGAACAAGCTGAATCAGAAGCATCATATTTAGCATACGAATATGGTGATGAAATTATTGATGCCTTTTATGAATTTAGAAGCAAGTACTCATTAGATGATTATATTATTAATGGTAAAACAAGATATTTAGAAGAATCAGCAGAAATATTAGCAACTGCATTATCTGAATTACAAACTAAAGCAGAAGAATTAGGTATTGATCCAAATGAAATTTTATATGATTTTGATGATATAAAACAAAGAGTAGATAACGCACCATCATTAAATAGTGATGCAAAAGAAAAATATCGTGAAGTTATAAAATTTAATGGTGATAATGATTTTTGGAAATAATGCCAAGAAACAACAAAAATAAAACCTTTATACCAAGTAGAACATCACCACCTACTGGTTCATCACGTGCTTGTTTATGCTGGGACACTAACAAGTATTCTATTGAATGTTGTGATGGTTCTATACACGCACAAGGCATAGGTGTAATAACAAGAACAGACTGAAAACGCAAAAAATAAATTAAAAATCGTTATATAAGTATGAAAGCAACCAAAATGTTAAATGACATAAAAACGCTTCTAAACATCGAGGTAAAACTTGAAGAAATGAAGTTAGAAAATGGTACTGTTATCACAACAGAATCATTAGAAAAAGGAAACGAAGTATTTATCGTTACCGATGATGAAAAAGTAGCAATGCCAGTAGGTGAATATATCCTTGAAGATGGTAAGTTATTGATCGTAGAAGAAGAAGGTATCATTGCAGATGTAAGAGATGTATCTGATGATGTACCAGCTAAAGAAGAAACTGAAGATTTAGAAGAAACTATTGAAACGGAAGTACCCGAAGAAGTAGCATCAGAAGTTGAAGCAATAGTTGAAGCAGTAGTTGAGGTTATTGCACCAGTTATTGAGGAAGTAAAATCTGAAATTGAAGAACTTAAAAAACAATATTCTTCTTTAATGGATGACAAAGAAGAAGAAAAAGTAGAAGATAAGAAAAAAGAAGATTTATCTGCTGCAACAAAACCAATTACAAGAAATTCAGTACCAAAATCTAACAAAACTAAAGTAGAGTTTGGAACTGGAAAATTCGCAACAACTTTAGATAGAGTATTAAATAAATTAAATAAATAAAATAAAAATGGCAAATTTAAGAAAAACAAATCTTGCAACTACAGTTAATATCACTACAACTTATGCTGGTGAATTTGCTGGTGAGTATATTGCAGCAGCTTTACTATCTGCATCAACTATTGATGATGGTGGTATTACAGTAAAAGCAAATATTGCTTACAAAGAAGTATTAAAAAAATTAGCAACTGGTTCATTAGTAAGTCCAGCAAGTTGTGATTTTACACCTAATTCATCTGTAACATTAACAGAAAGAATTATACAACCAGTAGAATTACAAGTTAACCTACAATTATGTAAGTATGATTTTGTGAACGATTGGGAAGCACAACAAATGGGGTATGGTTTAGGTCAGTCTTTACCACCTAAATTTTCTGATTTTATGATTGCACACGTAGCAGCAGAAGTAGCACAAAATACAGAATTTTGTATTTGGCAAGGTGATACAGCAGCTGGTACTAACAATTCATTTGATGGGTTTGAAAAACTAATTGCAGCATCAGCAGCAGCTGGGGATATCCCAGCAGCACAACAAGTAGCAGCAGTAGGTGGTGGTTTAGATGCAACTAATATTATTGCAGAATTATCTAAAGTAGTAGATGCTATACCAGCTTCACTTTACGGAAAAGAAGATTTATTCTTATACATTGGTTCAAAAGCAGCTAAATTCTATGTACAAGCATTAGGTGGTTTTGTAGCAGCTGGTTTAGGTGCAAATGGTGTAAACAATATGGGTACACAATGGTGGAATAACGGATCACTAACTGTAAATGGTGTTAAGATTTTTGTATGTCCTGGAATGTCAGATAACAAAATGTATGCAGCACAAAGAAGTAACCTATACTTTGGAACTGGATTGTTAAACGATACAAATTCTATTAAAGTATTGGATATGGCAGATTTAGATGCTTCAAACAATGTAAGAATGGTAATGCGTTTTACATCAGCAGTACAATTTGGAATTGCTGAAGATTTAGTAGAATACGCTTAAAATTAATTAACCAATAAATTAGGGTAGGTAGGTCATCTACTTACCCTTTTTTTTTTAAAAAAAATATATATATGTCTTGTTTATTAACAACTGGAAGAAAAATACCTTGCAAATCAGCGTTTGGGGGTATTAAAAGAGTATATTTTGCTGATTATGGGGGGGTAACATCTGTAACAGTAGATAGTACAACTAAAGAAGCTACATTAACTGGTAGCCCAACGTGGTTTGAATTTGATGTAAAGGGTAATTCATCTTTAGAAACTACTGTAACAAGTAGTAGAGAAAATGGAACTACATTTTACACGCAAACATTAAACTTAACACTAACTTATTTAGATGCAAAAACACAAGCAGAACTACAAATACTTGCAGTAGCAAGACCACAAGTTGTAGTTGAAGATTATTATGGTAATAGTTTCTTATGTGGGTTTGAAAATGGAATGGAATGTACTGGTGGTACAGTAGTAACTGGTGCAGCAGCTGGTGATTTAAGTGGTTTTACACTTACTTTTGAGGGTATGGAAGAAACTGCACCATACTTTTTAGATGCACCAGTAACTGGTGATGCAACACAAATAGATCCAACTGCATAGTTTTAATTTTAGTTAATAAATTAAGCATCCTTTATAGGGTGCTTTTTTTTTACAATATAATTTCTACAAATTAGGTAATTATTTACGTTATATAGTTGATGATTATATTAACCACAAGTGCAACTGCACAATCGTTATCAGTAATACCAAGAGATTACTCAACAGATTTTATTATGTCTATACGTGATGATAGTACAAACGTAGTAAAAACATATCAAATCAATGGTGCTACACAAGTAGGTAATTATTTAACATTTACAAATATATTTAACCCTATATTAGTAGAAAATCATTTTTACGATGTAACATTAGAAACTGCAAATAGTTTTTGGAATACAAATGTTAAGTTATGGGAAAACGATACAACGTTTTGGAATGTAGATGATGCAAGTGATGGAGTTATTTATAAAGATAGAATTTTCTGTACAGATCAAGATATAGACCAAAATAATAATGACTATTATAACTTAAATAAAGGGCAATATACAACCTACAATGGTTATAATAATACTTATATAGTAATATGAAAAGACAAAGAAATAGTAAAGGACAATTTACAAAAGCATCAAAGGTATCAGAATTTGGCTTTGTTAATTTAAGTACTTACACAAGCCCAGAAATTAAAGAAGTAAATGGTGAAGATTGGATAGAATATGGTGCAGATAACAATTATTTTCAATACTTAATAGATAGATACAATGGTTCACCTACTAATAACGCTGCTATTAATGGCATTAGTCAAGCTATATATGGAAAAGGACTGAACGCAACTGATAGCAACAGAAAACCTAATGAGTACGCACAAATGATTGCATTGTTTAAAAAAGATGTAGTTAGAAAAGTATGTTACGATTTAAAGCTAATGGGTAATGCTGCAATACAAGTAATTTACTCAAAAGATCGTAGTAAAATTGTTCAGTTAGAGCATATACCTATTGAAACATTACGTGCTGAAAAATGTGATGAAAATGGTGAAATACCAGCATATTTTTATTTTGATGATTGGGCAAACATAAAACGTACTGATGAACCTTTAAGAATACCAGCTTTTGGAATGTCTAAAGAGGGTATAGAAATTTATTATATAAAACCATATAAAAGTGGTTTTTACTACTATTCACCAGTAGATTATCAAGGTGGGTTACAATATGCAGAATTAGAAGAAGAAGTATCTAATTACCATTTAAACAATATTATGAATGGTTTAGCACCATCAATGTTAATTAACTTTAACAATGGTACACCTAACCAACAAGAACGTAAATTAATAGAAAATAAAATTGCTCAAAAGTTTAGTGGTACATCAAACGCTGGTAAGTTTATTTTAGCCTTTAATGACAACAAAGAATCACAAGCAGAAATAACACCAGTACAATTAAGTGATGCACATAACCAATACCAATTTTTAAGTGAGGAAAGTACACAAAAAATAATGGTAGCACATCGTATTGTATCACCTATGCTATTAGGTATTAAAGATGGAAGTGGTTTAGGTAATAATGCAGAAGAAATAAAGACTGCATCACTTTTAATGGATAACACCGTTATAAGACCGTTTCAAGAACTTTTAATTGATTGCTTTGATCAAATATTAGCATACAATGATATTAGCTTAAACCTATACTTTACAACATTACAACCTTTAGAATTTACAGATGTAGATAAGTCAGTACAAGATGCAGATACTATTGAAGAAGAAACTGGTGTTGAAAAAAGAAGATTTAGCCTAAAACAAATTGATGGTAAACAAGCATACGAAACCAAAGAAGAAGCAATAAAGGTAGCAGAAGAAATGGGTTGTGGTGGTTATCACCAGCACGAAGTTGAGGGTGTTACATATTATATGCCTTGCGAAACACACCAAGAATTAAAAGCACCTTGTTGGGATGGTTACGAACAATATGGTACAAAAATAAAAGATGGCAAAGAAGTACCTAATTGTGTTAAGATGTCTAAAGAAAAAACAGAATTAGATAATTTTATTGATGAATTTGGTGAAGATGAAGATTTAGAAAATTGGACTTTGATTGATGAACGAAAAGTTGATTATGATGATGAAGAAGCATTAGATTATCAAATTAATGAACTAAACAAAAAAAAAGAAAAAAGCACATTAGCTAAAATATGGGAATTTGTATCTACTGGAACTGCAAGACCAAATGCAAAAAGTGAACAAGATGAAGTAGTTGGTGCTGCTGTATTTAAAGTACGATATCAATATGCACCATTACAAGATACCTTTGATGGTGGTGAAAATATATCAAGAGATTTTTGCAGAAAAATGGTAGCTGCTAAAAAAATATATAGAAAAGAAGATATAGAACAAATGGGTGATAGAGCAGTAAATCCAGGTTGGGGTGCAAGGGGTGCTGATACTTATTCTATATGGTTACATAAAGGGGGAAAAACTAATTTATATAAAGGTGGAGGTAAATGTCATCATTATTGGATGCGTAAAACTTATATGTACACAATAGATAGTAAAAGAATTGATATTGATAGTCCATTAGCACCTACAATTAGTGTAAACAAGGCAATAGCTGCTGGGTTTAAACCAGAAAAAAACGATTCATTGGTAGCAAAAAGACCAATAGATATGCCCAACGAGGGGTTTTTACCAAGTAATAAAAGAAGATAGATGGCTACAACTTTATTTATAAATAGAACTGATTTGATCCGTAATTCAATTATGGATGGTAATGTTGATACTGATAAGTTTATTCAGTTTATTAAGATTGCACAAGAAATAGATGTGCAGCAAATAATGGGAACTAAAATGTACGATGGTTTAACTACTGCAATACCTAATATTGATTTACCAGCTAATGCAAGATGGAAAACAGTTTTAGATGATTATATAGCACCAATGTTAATATGGTATGCACAATCTAATTATATGCCATTTGCAGCGTATCAAATAAAAAATGGTGGGGTTTTTAAACATACATCAGAAAATTCACAATCAGTTGATAAAAACGAAATAGATTTTTTAGTAGAAAAAGCACGTACAAACGCTGAATGGTATAGTAGAAGATTTATTGACTTTATGAGTTTTAACCAAACTACATATCCCGAATACACAAGTAATGTAAATGATGATATATACCCAAGTAATGATGCAACTTTTAATGGGTGGGTATTATGATTTATAAACCGAAAAAAGCAAACATAGAAAAACTAAAAACCTTTTTAAAAAGGGTTAAAATAAAAAACAAAAAATAGTATGGCAACTTTATTTAATACTAAAATATCTGAAACTTACGAGGGGTTAATAAAAACATCTGATAATGGTGGAATAGGTGCAGCAGAAAAAAACATAACAGATGGTTTAGGCAACGCATCAACTTTAAGTTTAGGTTTATCATCAGCAAGTTTTACTGGAATTTTAGATTTAACAAACGCAACTGTAGTTGGTTTATCAAGTGGTGCAGTTGATAGTGTAAACGGGCAAACGGGTGTTGTTGTTCTTACAACTACTGATATTAACGAGGGTACAAATTTATATTTTACAGATGCAAGGGTAGAATCAAATAGTGCAGTTGCTTTAAATACTGCAAAAGTTGGAATTACTACATCACAATCTGATGCTATTGTTTTAAATACTGCAAAGGTTGGTATTACACCAACACAAGCAAATGAAATAGCTGCTAATACATTAAAGGTAGGAATAACTACAAGCCAAGCATCAGACATTACAGCAAACAATGCAAAAGTTACATTCCCCGAAGCACCAAACGATGGGCAACAATATGCAAGACAATCACAAGGTTGGTCAGTAGTAACTGGTGGTGGTGTGGGCAAACTGGTACGGTTGTTCTTGAAACTGATGATATAAGCGAGGGTACAACTAATTTATACTATACAGAAGCAAGAGTTTCTGCAAATAGTAGTGTATCAGCAAATACTGCTAAAGTAGGCATAACATCACAACAAGCAACGGACATTACTAATAACAACGCTAAAGTTGGAATTACTACAAGT